GCCGAGAAGTTTCGCATCCTAATGTCGGGCCTGACGGGAGGTTTCCAGCGACTCTATGCCGCGGTGCAGCGACTCGCCATAGCCTTCACCGCCGCGGTCGGGCCGGCCTTTGCCGACCTCATTGACGTTTCGGTTTTCGCGCTCGAAACGCTAGGGATGCTCGCGAAGACGTTCCCGGTGCTCGTGGGTCGCGTGGTAATGGCGACCGCGTCGCTCACGGCGCTTGGCGTCGCGACCATCCTCGGCGGCTTCGCCATGGGCGTTATGGCTCGCGGCCTCGGCGTGCTGACGGGCCTGGCGGTGGCCGCAATGCAGCCGTTTGTTCTCCTCGGCCGCGCGATGGTCTTTCTCAGCCTGTCGGCGCTGCAGGCCGGCACGGCCGTTGGTGCCGCGTTTGCGCGGGTGGCTGTTGCGATAGCGACTTCTGTCGTGGCGAGCCTGCCGGCGGTCGCTGCGCTGGCGGGCCAGATGGCGCTTGCCGGTGCGGCAGCGGCCGGAATGCTTGCGCGTGGCGTTGCGTTCGCGACGGTGTCCATCGCAGCCATGGCACAAGCGGTAGCGCTGGCGGCCGCATCGGCCATGCCGGCCATGCTAGGTGCTATCGGCGTGGTTTCGTCCGAGCTGCTCGTGCTCGCACGGTACGCGAGGTTTGTTCTGCACACTTGGACGCTCGGCCTGTCCACCATGGCCGGTCGGGCGGCCGTCCACCTAGCGGCGATAGCCGCCGGCTTCGTATCGACCGGCGTGTATGCGGTTGCGTCCGTAGTGCAGATGGTGGCAGCGGCCGGAAGCGTCAGTGGCGTGGCCGCGCTCGTCGGAAGGTCGCTCCTTGGGCTCGCGGCCAATGCCGTATCTGCGTTCGCTGGCGTCGCCTCTGCGGCGGCCGCAGCATTGCCGCGAATGCTGGCACTGCTCGGGATATCCGCGGCCGAGCTTGCCGTCACTGCTCGGTATATGCAGTTTGCTCTGCACAAAATCACGCTCGGCCTATCGACCATGGTAGGCAGGGCGGTTGTGTCGCTCGCGACGCTGGCTGGCAGCTTTGCAATGACCGGAATCGCGGCGCTCATTTCAATGTCGCCAGCGATCGCCGTACTCGGCGCGATAGCGCTGGCTACCGCCGCGTGCGTCGGGATCGGCTACCTGCTCGGCGAAGCGCTGGTGTCTGTCGGAAGCAGTATCGTCGCTGCGTTCTCTGCCGCCTACGGCTCGGTGGTTCAGTTTGCAACCGGAGTTCTTGCCGCTGGGCAAGACATCGCGCAGGCGGGCCAGCGTGCCGCGCTTGCTTGGGCAGAGCAGTTCAGGTGGATGTACGAGCAGCTAAAATCGCAAAACTTCTCCGCGATCTGGCAGGCCATGCAGCTCGATTTTCAGATCGCGATGCTGATCATGGGCAAGCACGCGACCACCGCGGCCATGTTTATTCGCGGCGCGTTTGACGCGGCCGCGTCCTACGTGTCCGACTCTATGTCGCACGCCCTAGACCACATAGGGGCAATGATCACTCGCCTCATGCAGCAGCTTCGCCTGTTTGCCGACTACGCGAAGCTGACGCTACTTGCGGTCATGCAGGCCGCGGGCCTTATAAGCCAGGAGACGCTGAACGCCGCAATCGATGCCGCCAACGAGGCTTTCGCCGCCGCAGAGGAAAACATCGCGGCCGCGCGGCAAGGCGCGGACGAGAGAAGGGCGGCGAGGCAACAGGCGGCCGACGCAAGGCAGGCCGAAATGGACGCGGAGTCCGAGCGGTTCGACCAAGAGATCGAGCAGCTACGCTCCGACCTGGCGGACCTAATGAAACCCGTGGAAAAGAAAGACGAGCCGCCTGCGGGGCCGAGCTCCGTCGAGCCTACGGAGTTCCGCGAGCCGGCGGGCGGCATCGGTGAGGCAGGCGGCGATGATGGAATCGGACAGACGCAAGGCACCTTCGGCTCGAGCGACGGCCTGGGGGTCGGGCCGGAACTCAACACGCTGCGCGACCACGCCGCCGTGGCCGCCGCAAAGTCCGTTGAGATCGCCGACAACACGAAGCGCGCCGGGGATCTACTGGGAATGATCGCGGACGGCAGACTCGGCGGCCTGGACGCCGCCGCCGGTCTGCAGCCCGCCCTGGCCGACTCCGCTGGCTCTCCCGTTCTGGCGGCTAGCACGCAGGCCAGGATGCCACAGCTCGCAGCCGACTCGCAGGCCGGCCTCGCGCAAGCCGCGCAGACCGTGCAGCTCCGGGTGGCGATCACGACCGGGCTCGATGCGGTCGCCGCCGCGGTGCGCGAAAACACCGCAGTCACCAGCGGCCAAGGCGCGCAGCTCGGGTCCATCGCTGCCGCGATCAACACTCTCAGGGGAACGCTGGTATGAGTGGACGCGCTTACGAGCTCGTGGACTCAATGAGCGGCTCCGTCTCTACCGAGCAGGAAGCCTTCGAGGTGCAGGAGGTCAAGCGCCGTTTCGTCGTCGGGCAGTTCGCCGGGTTTAACGCCGTGAAAGGGTTCATGGACGGGTTCACTCCACGGTATGCCATAGACGCCGGCGTGCAGCTCTACTGGACGCGGACGCAAATGGACATCAAGTCCATCGGCAACCAGTACTTCGACGTCACGGCAACCTACCGCACGCTGCAGCCGAGCACGGCAGCGGCCGGAGAGGGCGACGGCGGCGGCGGCGGCGGTGGCGGTGGCGGCGGTGGCCCGAATATCTCTGCGGGGTCTATCGGGTGGGACACGACCGGCAGAACCGAGCACATCACGCAGGCGCTTAACGAGACGGGCTATCCGGCTGGCGTGACGTACTTTGAGGAGGCCATCAACGTCAGCGGCGACCAAGTCAACGGAATCGACGTCGTGCGACCGTCGATGCGCTATACGGAGACTTGGCTACTCCCTGCACAACTGGCTATGTCCCCGTCGTTTATGGCTGGGGTGCATCGTCTCACCGGCACCGTTAACGCCGCGCAGTTTCGCGCGTTTGAGCCGGGCGAGGCGCTTTTCCTCGGTGCGAAGGGGCAATGGAGCGGCGATTCGCCGTTCGTGGCCGTGACGTTCGATTTTGAGTGCCGGCCCAACCAAGACGACTTTTATGTCAAGGCCATTCCTCCGTTTGAGAAGAAGGGGTGGGAATACGTCTGGATTCGTTACCAACCGGAAGGCGGCATGGACATCGTGCGCCGTCCCATGGCCGCATACAAAAACCGCGTGTATCGCGAGGTGCCGTGGGATCCACTCATCATCGCTGGACGCACGATCGGTGGCGCGCGAACAGGCACCGCCGGCGCGCGACCGTACCAAGGACTGCCGCAAGGTTTCTAAAGCATGGATCCGCTGAAGTTTTCGCGCCCGGGCGACCCTGTCAAGCTGGCCGCGGCGCAGCTCAATCGATTGAACGAGATGATCGCGGCGCCTCGCCAGCCGGCCGAGCAGCCGCCGCGCCACATCGAGCGTCCATACACGTTCATCTACGCGAAAAATGTCGGCAGCACCGACTACCTTCCCGCGAGGCCGGTCCAGATCGTCGGCCTGCAGCAAGGCACCGACGCCGCATCCGCGGCGTGGCAATACCGTGACACGCCGGTCGTGTCGATCTCCGACACCTGGTCGCGGAACGGCGGCAACGGTGAGCCGATGTATTCCGGCATCACCGTCGATCCAATCCGCACAGGAGACATCGGACGCTTGGCGGTGGGGGGCGTCGTGCAGGCCAAGGTTTTCATCGAGGATCGCCTGCACACGCACGCGACGCTCGCGTCATACCGCACCAACGTGCTGACCAGTTCGTTCGCGGGCGATTACGCGATCCTCTATAAGCCGTACTCCGAGGCCGCTGTCGGGGAAGTGGCCGACTGTCTCGTGAGGATAGGCCACTCGTCCTCCGCTGGAGTGTTCGTGCGGATTAGTCACCTCGCGTGGCCGCGCAACACGACGCAAGCCGTGAGCAGGATTGGGCTCGATGATCCGCCGAGCACGGTGTCGTGCTGGAACTCGATGTACGACATACCGGCCGGATCGACAGAATCGGTCGGCCGCACCGGCTTCGCCGTACCGATCGCCGCGTACTCCCCGACGACGACAATCGGTCGCTACTGTTTAGTCGCGTGGGGGTGCTAGTGGGCGGCTGCTCCTGCAACTGCGCGACCTGTCGCCGGGAGCACCACCTGTCGGGGCGTCCGCTCGACGGGTACCAGGGCGAGACGCGACTGACGTCACAGAAGCGGTTCGTCAAAATCGCCAACCACTCTCGCGCGAACGCGAGCGGTAGCTACTACCACTCCCAGAGAGTGTTCGCCATCGACGAGGACGGCGGCCTGTGGGCGTGGGGGATGGGGCCGATCGGCGACGGCACGATGCTGAATCGCGCATGCCCGACATTCATCGACCATGGGCCGTGGATTGCCGTCACCGACGGGTTTGGGATCAAGAGCGATGGCACGCTTTGGTGCATAGCGGGCGACCACGGCATCAGCGGATACAAGGGATCGCACGGCTCCGGCGGGGAGTCGCTGCTGGGGTATCCCGCAGGCGGCGTCGAGGTGATGATCGGCGACGGTCGCAATAATGCCGGATTGCCGACGCGGGGGTTGTACTGCACGCCTCCAACGATCGTGATTGACGCGCCAGCGCCGTCCCCGCCGCTGACCGGCACGAAACGGCGTGCCACCGCGGTTGCCGTTCTGCAATGCCACGCGCTAGCGGTAACTGTCACCGCCGGCGGCAGCGGGTACATCTCGCCGCCCAGCGTCATCGTCCCCCAGGCGCCGTCCATCGAGCTCGAGGCCGAGGTCGTCGGCGGGGTAGTTGTCGCCGTCAGGATATTGGACAAGGGGACATTCAAGCTGCGAGGACCGGGCGCCGCGGTGCCGGCGGTGCAGTTCTCAGGCGGCGGAGGCAGCGGAGCCTCCGCAACGCTCGTGCCGTTCGGGTACCTGCACGACGTTGAAATGACAGATTACGGCGACGGGTACTACAACTGGTCGGCGCAGGGCGCGAGAGCCGTGCGCGACCCGTCCGACCAAATCCGCAACTACTACCAATATCCATCGGAAGCATTCGTGCAGCTCGTGCGCCGGCCGGCGCCTGCCAGGCACTCAGCGTATTACGAAAACGGACACCCACCGTCGTGGACGTCCTGGGATAACGTCGCGACGATAGGGACGCTGACAACCGAGCCAACCACTGTCGTCCGCCTGCTCGACCCCGACTCGAATTTTACGACTTCAGTGCCGGAGAGTAATACCGTAGTAGCCGCCGCCAAAGGGCAGGTCTGGGCAAGCCCCGGCGGCGCGGTACGCACTGGCATTACAGATGCGCCAATTGTGGAGGTGTACACCCCGGGCAAGGGCCAAGGGGCAACGCTACGTGTCGAAACACTCACGAACACGGTGAATAGCGTCACGTTCTTTGAGCATCGCATCCATATCGAGAACAGGGGAAGCGGCTACGAGTTTACGCCACACATAAAGGCGACGTTCACCAAGCATCAAGACGTCTGGAGATCCGACCTCACCCCGCCCACAATACAAACGAACTCCAAATCGAAAACCATATATTTTCGCCCGCAATGGTCTATCGACGGCCATCCTACTCCGATGCCCACGCCTACTTTTGCCCTTGGCGGCGAGCCGCCCGGAGGCGTGGTGGCGACCGCCAGCCAGGTGGTCGAGTACGGCAGGATGACTCCCCAGCGCAAACGGCTGGAAGTCACGAGAATTGAGATCACCAGCACGGCGCCGTTCCTGTCGCCGCCGTTCATCTACAACACGACAGGCATCGCGCTTTCGCCGGTGCCAATGTCCAGCGTTCATTCTGACCTCGGCGGCAAGTGGCTTGATGTGCAGGGCAATTCGTTTTCAACAAACGCCGCCTCTTACCCCGCCTGGGGGCGGGCAATAAACGAGCGTGGCGAAGTGTGGGTGTGGGGCGCCGCCACTGCGTCCATTGCCACGCCGTCGGTTGCTCCGATGCCAATGGGCGGTGAGCTGACGGGCGGAACGTCGGCGGACGCCGGCACGTTTCCACCGCCGGCGCGAGGTGTGTTTGCGTATTACAGCGCGTCAGTTTCCAGCGGCAGCCCGTATGGGTACCTGTCTTCCCCTGGCGGCCCCGCCACGTACCACCCACCGCGCCCAGTGGCTCGCTTCGACAACAACGTCGGCAGAAACTACTCGCCAGTTTTCACCGCGCTGCAGGCCAACGGAAACCTAGTCTTCTGGCGAAACGAAGGCGGTTGGCATCGCGGACACTACACCGACGAGCAGTACGAATGGTGTACGTCCACACCGAGCGTGTTCAATCACTTTGCGCGTCGCAAGAATGGCCGCGCGTATACGTTCACTTTCCCGCCGATGGGCTTCGACCAGCAGGTCGTGCGACGGCCGGTCGCGGTGGCCCTCGACTCGCGATCGCAGCTCCACACGGCCACCTCGGCTTACGGGATGCGAGCCCGCCTTCCAGATGGCAGCGTAATTGAATTTGACGGATACGCACTGACGCGCCGCTACATCGCTGGCACCGAGGCCACGGTCACTGCGGCCGGCTCGGGATATCGCCAAGCGGCAATTTTGGACGAGCCGACGTTTCCCGGCACGCCTACGGCTACGTGGCCGGCCACTCTCACCGGCGGCGTGTACGGCGTGGACGTCGAGGATCCGGGCCAGGGCTATCAGTCTGCGCCGCAGGTGACGTTTACCGGCGGCGACGGGTCCGGTGCCGCGGCGGAAGCAGTCATTGAGGGGCCGGTGGTGCGTGTAGACGTCACCGCCGGCGGCTCGGGCTACACGAAGCCTCCGATCGTCAGGTTCTCGAGGCCGGGCGTCTTTGCGGAGGCGACGGCAAGCATCGACCTGGAGGGCCGGGTCACCGGCGTCGCCGTCCATCACGGCGGCGTTTACCGCTCAGCGCCGCAAGTGTTTTTCGACTCGGTCGATGGCAACGGCAGCGGCGCCGCGGCAACCGCGGTGATCGACGGCTCAATACAGTTCGTTCGCGTCACCAGCGTAGGCACGTACTCCGGCGGCACGACCAGTACACCCAAAGTTTCGGTGCAGATCCCTGGCGCCAAGGCGCACGCGATCATGCTCTACGATTGGAGCGACGCGCAGGGGTCAGCCTTTAACGAGCACTGGAGCAACGAGAGCGCAATCGTTGCGGCCACGGCTTCGTGGACCCTCCTTTCGGGTTCTAGCGCAGCAAACAACATTTTCCACGCAGGCCAAAACATCATCCCGAGAGGCACGCTGTCCTACCCGTTCCCGGGCGATAGCGGGCGGTACCTGTTCCACACCAAACCAGTGGTGTGGCGGCGAGGCGACGAATTCCTAGCGGCGGTCACAGAGCTCGCCGGCACGAGGCAGACGTATTCGCACCCAATGGCAATGCGATACCCATTGGACTACTCGACCTATGCGGCATACGGATACCCCTTTGGCAGCAGGAGCCTAGTCCCGCCGACGTCGTTCTTTGGGAGTTATTGGCCGGGTCGCGTCTATCACGACGGACCGGCGACGTATGAGCTGACAAACGTGGTCGGGCAGGGGGCGACGGCAACGGCGATACGTGACGCGAGCGGCGGCATCACCGGATGGTCGTGGAACACGGCCAGCGCCACGCACTACCTCATCAGTCATTCCGGCAGGAGCATGACTTTTCTCAACCCATATGCTGGGCGCGTCGTGCTGCCCGCGGAGGGCCGGCCAGCAACCGCGGTTGCGGAGGTGGTGTCGCACGTAGATGGCGCCGACACGTACTACACCGTGTCTGCGATCACGATCACAGACGCTGGCAAGTTCTTGACGCCGCCGAAGGTGTACCTCGAGGCCGACGGCAAACGGGTCGATTGCGTTCCAACCATGGTGCGAGGGATACAGTCGATCCAGGTGCCTCGCGTCCCTGACGTAACCGCTCCTGACCCGCGGTTCGGCGGCACAGTGATCGTCGGTGGTGGCGAAATAACTCCGGCAACGGTGGCAGCGTCGTCGGTGTCTGGGGGAGCGTACACCGGCAAGCCGAGGGTGTATCGCGGCGGCCGTCCCTGTCGCGTGGATATGACGAGATACGCGACGCTCCACGCAATCGCCAACCCGCACGCAAACCTGCGATGGAGCTCACCGCCGACCGTTGTCATTGAGACGAGCGAGCGTCCCGGGGTCGAGCGATGGTACGGGGTCTGCACGACGGCAGCCTGGGAAGGCACGATTGAGCACATTCGACGCTACGTGCCGACGTTCAATTTCACGGGGTTTGGTGGCATGGTCTTTGATAATTACCGCGCTTCTCTGGAGAGTTTTACGACGGCCGGCCGGGTCGAGCCATACACCGAAACCGACACGGTCACTTGGTACACGGCTCCGTTTGTTTTGCGAGGGGCCAGCCGCGGCAGGATTGTGGGCGCTCGCATCTACAACGAACTTAGTCATTACTATTCGGGCTATAGCGGGAGTGTGCCTCGCTATACCGAGACTGCATCGCTCGTGCCAACGAACCCGGCAGGCAGAGTGGACACTCCAACGTATTACCCCAATCGCCTGCCGGCGCGGCAATACAACACTCACTCATGGTCAAAGACGCCGGGCCACATTACGGTCACCAGGCCAGTGTGGGGCAACCTGCTCGACGACATCATCCTCCAGCGCGAATGAGGTATACTGGGGTCCACTATGGCGATCGTTGAACAACTCCCCGCGACCGTAGACGTATCCGTCGTCGTGGGCGACGAGCTGTCGTTTCCGCTGACGTTTTCGACCAACCTCAACGGGTACGCGATCGAGTCGGGCGTCTACAACGCCGGCCAGACCACGGTCACCGACCTGTTTTCGCCAACGCTCACCGTCACGCACACGGCGACCGAGACGACCGTGCTCGTGACATTCACCGAGGCGCACACCGAGCAGCTCCCGGCTAACGGGAATTGGCGGTGGTATTTGCGATGGATCAGTCCAGGGTCCGTCACACGCACAGTCGTCAGCGGCCAGGTCAACACTTCAAACCCGTGAGGTCGGCGTGAGCGACCCGATCCAGGTCGTCGTAGGCGACGACTCGCCTCCGATTACCGTCACGGTGGCGCCGCCTGCCGCAGTGCCGGACATTGAGGTGACGCTGGCCGGCGACCGCGGCCCCCCGGGTGACACCGGGCCGGCCAACACGCTGACCATCGGCACCGTCACCACGGCTGCGGCCGGCGCGTCGGCCTCGGCAACGGTCACAGGAACCGCGCCGAGCCAGGTGCTGAACCTGACGCTCCCCCGCGGAGACACTGGCGTAAAGGGCGACCAGGGTGTCGCCGGCCCCGCCTGCTCGCTCACGGTTGGCACAGTCACAACGGGCGCAGCCGGCACCAAGGCCGACGCGACGATTACCGGCACGGCACCCAACCAGGTTCTCAGTCTCACGCTGCCTCGCGGTGAAACCGGCGCGACGGGGGCGGTCGGCGAGACGGGCCTGCCTGGTCTGGCCGCGAGCGTGACCGTCGGCGCCACGACGACCGGCGCTGCGGGCAGCTCGGCTTCCGTCACGAACACCGGGACTACAAGCGCGGCGGTGCTGAACTTCGTCGTGCCGCGAGGCAACACCGGCGAAACGGGTCCGCAGGGTCCGCCTGGTGCAGGCGTGGCCGTGCTCGGCAGAGTGGACGAGGTGGCGGACCTGCCCGCTGCAAACTCGGTCGATGCAAACGACGCCTATGTCGTGGACGACACGGGAAACCTCCACGTTTCCAACGGCGTCGATGCCTGGATCGACGTCGGGCCGTTCCGGGGCGAGCAAGGCCCGGCCGGCCCGGCGGGGCCGACGGGCGCCACGGGCGCCGTCGGGCCTGCAAACACGCTCACCATCGGCACCGTGACGACGGGCGCGACAGGAACGAATGCCGCGGCAACGATCACCGGCACGGCGCCGAATCAGACGTTGAGCCTGACGATCCCGACGGGGCCGGCCGGCCCGGTCGGCCCTCCCGGCCCCGCCGGCAACGGCAACGCGACTATGTCGCTTACGGCGCCGGAGGACTGCACCTCGGCCGGCGTCGCCGGCACGCTCGCCGTGAGCTCCACGCACTTGTATGTCGCCGTGGCGGAAAACCTTTGGAAGCGTATTCCGCTCGAGGTGTGGGGTACGTGTGCCGCAGCGGCCAGCCTGCAGATAACAGTGCAGCCGCAGAACGCCACGGTGGACGATCAGACGGGCGGCGGCGTCACATACACGTTCACGAGCTCGTGGAACGGCACCGCGGCCTCGAGTTCCAACGGGTTCGGTGGCGCCGGCGCGACGATGCAGACGGGCGCAGCCGGTCAACGGGTGCGGCTGCTCTCATCCAGCCAGGTCGGGCGCGTGTTTGAAGAGTCGCTCACTGGCTCGTGGGCGCTGCGCAATCCGACAAACGCTTCGCAGAACGACGCCTACACGCAGCCGTACCACCACGCCGCGCAGGCGGCGAATGCGGCCTGGTTCACGATGCCGGAGTGGCGTCGCAGGTATCTCTACTGGCAAGGCGACACGGCCGCAGCCTCCACGCCCTACGACATTCTGCGCGCGACTAGGGTGGCCCTCGCTCAACAGAACTCAAGCGGCGCCACGCATGAGGTCGTGTTCGACGAGCTGTCGTCGCCAATCCACCAGCACTACCCGGCGTTCAAGACGCCAGGAGTCCAGCAGTCGCCGGCATACGCCACCGGCGCCAACGACATAGCGGCGAGCTCGCAGGTGGTCGTCCTCGCGCTGGCGCACACCGGCAGCACCCTGAATTACAGCGGCGAATACGAACTCAGTGGTCTGCCGGTGGCGTCGGCGTTTCCGCTGTGCTACGCGGTGCTCGCAAACGGCGGCCTGTCACAAGGCGCCTGGGCATTTCCGCAGATCGGCGCCGCGGGCGAAATCTACGTCTTCGATCACGTTCAATGGTCGGGGTCCAAGTTTGTCGCGATTGGCCGGCAGGCGATCACGGGCGGGTTGCTGCGCACTGTGTGTGCGACGAGCACCAACGGCGTGGCGTGGACGATCACGAACGTCGATGCCGCAAATTCCAGCGGGCAGAACGGACATTTTTTCCCGCTCGACGTCGCATACAACGGCTCGCGGTGGTTGCTCGTCGGCGGGCAGCTCCCGCAGAACGACTACGACTACTCGCCGTCACAAGTCAACTGGATACTGAACGGCACGCGCGTCTGCTACACCAGCGACAACGACGGTGCGAGCTGGACGCGGCGAGAGCTCTCCCTGCCGGCGATCGCCCAGTGGCGCAGCGTCGAGTACTTCAGCACCACCGGCGAGTTCATCGCGTTTACCAACGGCGAGTCCTATTTCGCCGCGTCGGTTGACGGGGTGACCTGGCGATTGGAATTCATGGACTCACCGGGCGGGTGGCCGGCGACATACGTGGCCGTGCCAACGGCGGTCAGCGCACTGTTCCTGGCGTCAAGCACGCTTACTCGCCGCATGGACGGCACGGGTTCTACCCCCTTCGCGTCTTTCTCGGTCGCCGCGACGTCGCCGTCCGCCATCTCCTACCAGTGGCAGCGCAGCAATGACGGCGGCGGCAGTTGGGTTGATCTCGCCGCGACTACCGCCACGCTCACAGTGCAGCCGGTGTCGGCGAGCGACGACGGAGCGCGGTTCCGCTGCCGGTTGACGAGTGGCGGTGCGGTCGTGACGTCACAGTCCGCCACGCTGACGGTCACCTAATGACGAGCGCGATCATCGTCGCGTTTTACTCGCCGGCGGACTTCGTCCTGCCTCGTCTTCACCTGCGCAACACGCTCGAGCGACTACTACACACGGGGCGGCGCGTGATCTGCGGCCAGGTCGTGCGACCCGGGCAGGAGGCGCAGCCGGTTCCCGCCGGCGTCGAGCTCGTCGTGCGAGAGTCGGGCGACGCAATCTTCTTCAAGGAGAACGTCTGGAATCTGGTCGCGGAACGCGCGGACGCCACCCGGCTCGTGTTCGTAGACGCAGACGTTGAGTTCACGAACCCGTACTGGATTGAGCAGGCGGAAATGCTGCTCCGCGAATGCCCGATCATCCAGCCGTACTCCGAGGCCGTGTGGTTGGCTCGCGACGGCGGGGTAGAGCTGACCCGACCAAGCGCCGCCGCGGCAATGATGCACGGGCATACGCCGCACCCTGGCACAACGCATCCCGGCTTCGCCTGGGCGATGACCCGCGACGCCTGGTCGAGGATAGGCGGGTGGTACGAGCTGCACCCGAGCGGCGGCGGGGACACTGCGTTTGCGCTGGCACTGGCCGGGCTCGAGGCCGCGGACCGTTGGGCCGCGCAGGTCGGCCGCGAGGCGGCATTCGTCGGCCGGCAATCCTTCCGCCGCTGGGCGTCGCTCGTCGCCGGCCTGGCGCCCCGCGTGGGGGCCGTGCTCGGGAAGTGCCGGCACGCATGGCACGGCGACCGTAGGCGACGGAGGTACATCGGCCGCGACCAGTGGATGCCGCAGGTCGGGGCAGACGAGCTGCCGCTGGCCCGCCGCGAGGACGGTGTGCTCGCGTGGACCGACGCGGCAGCGAACGACCTGGCCCGCGAGTACTTTTTGCAGCGAGCGGAGGACGGATGATCATCGGCATCGGCTGGAGCAAAACAGGCACGCATTCGCTCGTGGCCGCGCTGCGGATCCTCGGCCTACGCGCGACGCACCTCGGCGAGGACATCGTCGAGCGGCAGACGGTCGAGGAGAATGCAGCCGCCGGCCGGCCGCTGCTTGTGGGCCTCGAGCGCTATGACGCGGTCGCCGATTGGCCGGTGCCTGGATTGTTTCGGGAGATCGCCGAGCAGTACCCGGATTCGCGGTTCGTCCTGACGTACCGCCCTCCTGACGACGTCGCGTGGAGCTGGGTGCGGCAACTCCACGCACAACCCGAGATCATAGAGCCGGGTTGGGAAACGAGGTTGGAGGAGGTCGTGCGTGACGTCTCGGCGCATGTGAGCGACGTCCTCGCGTATTTCCGAGGGCAAGGCGATCGGCTGCTCCTGCTCGACCAGCGCGACTCGTCGCAGCTCAAGTGGTCGATGCTCGCTCAGTTTGCCGGGGCCGCCCAGGTTCCGGCGGGTCCGTTTCCGCATGAATTTTCGTTCCGCGAATGGCGCGAAACGGGGTTGAAGTAAGAAAAGCAGTCCGCACATTGCATCCATGGACTCGACACCATTCGACGACCTTCGGGCCAAGCTCAAGGCGGCCGGCGAACGCAAGACGCCCTACGGAGTATTCAAGCGCCACACGCCAGAGCAGCGTGCCGAGCTGATCAAGGTGCGTGAGGAATACCAGCGAGGAGATTACGGGGGGCTAAACGTCACCGAGGTTGTGCGGATCGTCCGCGAAATGTGCCTGGCGACGGGGATTCCGATCTGCGGCGAGCAGGGAGTGCGCGATTGGCTGCACCGAAAGGACTAGCGGACAAGGTTCGCGATCGCGTCGCCGCCTGCACGCCTCCGCAAACGTCGGAGGAGGTGACGCAGCGTCGCGACGGCGACACGCTCGAGGCCCGCAGCACCTCGGAGAGGATCAAGACGGTCGAAGACTTGATAGCGCACATCGAGGTCGATTTGCAGGTCTATGAAGTCAGTGCCAGTGAGGCGACCAAGTGGGAGGTCGCGTCTCGTGCGCCCGACGGCACGGTCACCGTGACCGAGCTGCACCGCGTGTGGGTGCGGCTCAAGCCCCGGCCCGGTCCGAGCGTCCGCGAGTGTGTCGAGCTGATGATCGCCGCAGCCGCGAAGCCGATAGCCGCCGCCGGCCGTGCAGCGGCGCCACGCCCGAGGCGGCCGGCCGGGACGCACTGGGCCGTGGTCGTGATCAGCGACACCCACTTTGGCCGCTATGCCTGGCGGCGATCGACGGGCCACGAGGACTACGACCTGGACATCGCAGAGCAGGCCGTATCGGCGGCCGCGAACGAGCTGCTCGACGCCACCGAGGTGTATCGGCCGGCGCGTCGGACGATCGCGCTGCTCGGTGACATCATGCACTACGACACGCCCGGCGGGACAACGTCGAGCGGAACCGCGCTCGACCGTGATGGGCGACTACAGAAGATGCTCGAGGTCGGGACCGCCACGATCATCGCCGCCATCACCAGGTCGGCGGCCACGGTCCCGACCGACGTCGTGCTGGTGAACGGAAACCACGACGAGGCGCTTTCGTGGTCCCTGCATCGCATCTTGATCGAGCGGTTTCGCTCGCACAAGGGAGTCACGATCGAGCGTGACTACACATCGAGAAAATATGCGCACTGGGGAAAGAACCTACTCGGATTCGCGCATGGTCACCGAGCAAAGGCCAAGCTCTCGCAACTGATGGCGATCGAGGCCGCAGACCTATGGGCGGCCTGCCCGCACCGAGAGATACACACCGGCCACTTCCACTCGACGGCCGCGCAGTGGTCGAAGCCGGCGGAAACCATCGACGGCGTGCTGGTCCGCACCGCGCCGGCGATCTGCCCGCCAGACCAGTGGACCGCGGAGGCCGGCTTCGTCGGCTCGCGGCAGGCGATGGAGGCATTTCTTTACGACCGCGATCACGGACTGACCGCGATGCACGTATCCCCACGGAGGACAGATGGACGCCGAAATACCCAGTGACCTGCCGACCGACTTCATCGAGCGATTGCCCCCCGGCACGACCTGGCGAGCCGCCTCGCCCATGCAGCCGGCGGTCTTCGACGAGCCGATCATGCTGTCGTCGAGCCTGCCGACCGAGCAGCTCGGCAGTACGTGGTCTGCAATCCGCGGACGCGAGTCGGACCACCGCCCATCCCGCCGGCGGCTAATCGGCCTCGCGGGGCCGGCCGGCTCGGGCAAGACCCTCGCGGCGTCGTTCATTCCCGACGCCGTTGTGGTCGGGCTGGCCGACCCGCTCTACGCGGCGATCGCGGTCATGTTCTCGGTTCCCGAGGTCGTGCTGCGGACACGCTCCGCGAAAGAATCGCCGCTCGAGCAGGCGCTGTATTCGTCTCCGCGTCGCCTCCTGCAGACCCTCGGAACCGAATGGGGGCGCGAGCAGCTCGGCGACACTGTGTGGATTGAGCAGGCCCGCCGACGCATCCAGGCGATCGTAGAGGCGGGAGCGCCCGTGGTGGTCATTCCAGACGTCCGGTTCGCGAACGAGGCAGAGTGGATTCGCCAGGGGCCGCACGGCCTCGATGGCGAGGTCTGGCATATCCGGCGCCCCGGCGCCGACCCATCCGAGCACCCGTCCGAGCAGGGCGTCGAAATCGACCCGAAAGACGCGGTGATCGAGAACGACGGCACGGCCGCAAACCTCCACGAGCAGGTGATGCGGGCGCTGTTGCGACCCCGATCGTAAACACCCTACAATAGAGGGGGTGTACATATGATCGCCAAGCTCGATGACGGGCGGTTTCGGTGGGTTCTCGGGAAGAGATACCCGCTCGAGCACCCGCACGGGCAGTCGCAGTACGAACCGCGGCGGGCGACCGGCATCGGTGCCATTACGTCACGGTCACGCCACGCGACGACGGATGCGGAGTGGATCGCGTTTCGCCACGGCATCACGGTGACCCAGGCCGAGCAGCTCCTGCGCGAGGGAATCAAATGACCAGTGCCGCAGAGATGGCGACCGTGGCCGGCTACACCGAAACGAGCATCCAGGCCCGCGTGGCGGCGTTCCTTGCACAGGCTCGGCAGTCAACGTCAGACGGCATGAGCTGGGCGGAATTCGGCGAGCTGCTCATCGCGCTCCTGCGGCTGGCCGTCGGGACGCTCGACCACATTGCGACGCTCAGTGGACCCGAGAAGAAAGCGCTCGTGCTCGAGGCCGTCGCGAGCCTCTTCGACCAGCTCGCCGGCCGCGCAATCCCGGTCGCCATGTGGCCCGTGTGGGTTGTCGTGCGGCCCGCGGTCCGCTCCCTGGTGCTGGCACTCGCCAGCGGGGCAATCGAGGTTGTACTGCCGATGGTGAGGTCCGAATGATCGTCGCGTTTGCGTTGGTCGTGGCCGCGGTCCTCCTGTTTTGGGACGCTCTCATCGAGCGGCTGCGTGAGCTCGCCGAATCGCCATGGGCGAAGGACGTCGAGGCCCGGCACCTCGTCGGTGTCGCCGTGCTCGCGGTCGCAGCCTGGTACGGGTTGTCGGCACGCTCGCCCGCCGGCCCCGCCCCGGCCCCTGCCCCGGTCGCACCGGGCGGCCTGTCCCTGGCCGGCCTGTTCCGCGGTGCGACGGCTGCGGACGACGCTGCAACGCTCGCGGCGCTCTGCGACCAGCTCGCCTCGTGCGTCGAGCTCGACGGTCGCCTGCCTGCTCCGCGGCTTCGCTCCGGCGTGGCGGTCAACGAGCTCCGGGTCGCAGCCCGCGAAGGCCGGCTCGCCGGCGGATCGATCGGCGATCGCCAGCCGGCGGTGCGTGACGCGATCCACCAGTACATGGACCGCGACGACGTCCTCGGGCCAGCCGGCGGTCCTCTCGACGCTGCGCAGCGAGCACGGTGGGTGGCTGCGTTCCGCGCAATTGCGCGTGCCTCGGAGGCCGCCTACCGATGACGCGACGCAGGCTCGAGGAGGTCGGGCTGCTCGCCTGCCTCGCTATCGCAGTGATTCTCGTGCTCGCCGCCATGGGCGACGGCGAGCCGCCGATGCAGGCCATGGGCTATACCCCCGACCCTGCCGGCACCGAGCGGTTCCTGCGGACCCTCGATCATCCGACATTCGGTCAGGCGGCACCGGAGGCAGTGGCGCAGCACAGGGGCGTCGATGTGTTCCTCTACCGGCAGGTGCAGCTCGCGCACGTTGCCAGGTACGGCGAGAAGTGGGTGTCGTGGAACCAGGGACCGCACGGCTCGTGCGTCTCGTTTGCGTTCGCGCTCGGATCCTACGCTGCACAGGCCGTCGATTGGACCGAAGGGGAGCTCGAGGATCCACCGCTGATCGTCGCGACCGAGCCCATCTACGGCGGCAGTCGCACCGCCGCGAGGATGCCCCCGATCACCGAGAACCGTGGCGGCGACGGCACCTACGGCGGTGCTGCCGCGCGGTGGATCATGGGGCTATCGGACGGCACTGGTGGCATCCTCTACCGCCAGGTCTACGGCGACGTCGATCTCGGGGAGTATTCGATCCCGAGGTCGCAGCACATGGGGCGTTACGGCGTGCCTCGCACGCTCGCGATCGAGGCGAACAAGCACCGCGCTCTCGCCGCGGCCCGGGTCGATACCTGGGACGAGCTGTGCGCGTCGATCGAGCGAGGGTCGCCCGTTGTGCTGTGCAGCACAGTGGGCTACGGCGGCCGGCCGGCGCGAGACGCTGACGGGTACCTTGAGCGCGGTTCCGCATGGGCTCACGCGATGCTGTGCTGGGCGGTGCGCCACGAGAAGAACGGATCGCCGCGCGACGGCGGCTTGATCCAAAACAGTTGGAGTGCTCGCTGGTTGGCTGGGCCTCGCTGGCCCGCGGATATGCCAGACGGGTCGTTTTGGGCGTCGCGTCAAAACATCGAGGCGGCCCTAGCACAGGGCGACTCGTTCTCCATCGGTGGCGTGTCTGGTTTTTCGTGGAGGGAGCTCGACCATGGCGAGTGGCTCGACGACGCGCCGCCAAGCGGCGGCAATTGAACGGCCGGCAATTCACATCGACCGCACCCTAGTCGCGATCGTGTGCATCGCGCTGGCGGTCGGCGCCTACGCGCCGACGATGCTGCAGGCGAAGCCCGATCGGCCGGTCCTGCGCTGGATCGCCGGAGCGGCGAAAAACCTATTGTGGCTCGCGGCGTTTGCCGAGCAGCCGCCGGCTCAACAGGCCGTAGTGAATAAGGCACACGACGAGTATTCCGTAGACCACGGCAGGGGGTGGTAGCCATGTGGAAATCGCTCATGGGTTGGCTAGCCTGG